AAGGTCCTCTAGCTCTAGAAATTGCAGTACGTATAGGTGAGATAACTTCGTCTGCCTGTCTCATTGTAGGTGCAACTGCTATTTGTTTTGTAGCTGTTCTATCTACATTAAGAAAGAAATGTTGAATAGTACTTGCATACAATGATTTTGATGCACGTCTTCCAACTATAAGGAATTGTTTCTTGATTAAACGTCTTTTAATATTTTTGGTAATAAATCTACCAGGTTTACCATCTCTACTTTTAACAAATACCTGTGCCGGTTCGAAGTAATACCAACAGAATATTTGTTCTGCCCAAAGTTTAAAAGAATCTAATAGGACTAAATCGGAGCCGTCAGTCAATGTTAGTTCTCTTTCACAAAAAGCTATATATGCTTCAACCGGAATAGGATCATACCATACCGCCTCATTTGCTATAAGAGCATCTATTCGATTCATCTCCATAGAAAGTGGAATTGATACTAGTATTTGATGATTGATGACAGCATCCCGAAATCGCCCATAATATTTCGGTACAGCTGTATTAGATAACATAATTACTCCTTTTTACACTTTGATCTTACCTTCGTCATAGGCATCAATCCAAGCGTCAACGTATTCTTCAGCTTTTGCTTCTGCAGCTTTAGCATCCATGTTACGTTCTTTCATGTATTTCTTTTTCATATCTTCAACCCATTGGTCAATAACATAAGAATCATGTTTCTTCATGTCTTTTGTCCACTTTTTATCTTGAGCATAATCGCCCATTTTGGGTTTCTCTTTAGCTATCTTCTTTATAGCTTTCTGAGTTTCTTTGTTAAGATCATCAATACTATAACTTCTATTCTTAGAAGGTTTATAAGACTCATAATCTTTCAACTTGTCAGAACCGAGAATTTTCTGAATGAGAGACCGATCTTTCTTAGCACTACCAGTAAATGAAATCTGAATAGGTTCTGAATTATTATCTTGATCCTGGTTTTTATTTTTCTTCTTACCATTATTAGACTGATTCGGATTCATAGCTTTCCATTTTTCTTGTTCAGCTTTCCAATAGTTCTGATCTTTTATATATGTATTGTTGAGATATGTAAGAGTCTTTTCAGCATCCTTGTGCTCCCAATCGTACTGTTTCGAATCCCTATCGATTTCTTTGATCCTCTTATCAATGTCCTTGATATCCTTATCCATGACAGCTTTCTTAGCTTCCATCTCTTTGATGATCTGGTTGTAATCACTGGTTCTAAGATCATTTCTCTTAGTCTTAAGATCGATAGTATCTCTTTCAAGATCGTTTGTGTACTTCTGAAGTTCTGACTGAGCCTTCTTTAACTTAACTGCTTCTTCCATTAACTCAACTTCTGTCTTATTCTTGTCATACTTCCTAGGATTAACAAGTTTATCATATTCATGTTTAGACTTGTTGAGATTAACTTTTGCATTCTCGAGATCAATATTTGCTCTCTTTCTAGCAGTATTATTCATTGAAGATTGATTGATCTTATTGTAAATATTAGTAAGCGAATCGGTTGCATCAGATGCTCTCTTCAAATATCTAAGCGCCTTGTCAAACTTTCTCTCTGTAGCAAGCTGTTTTGCTTCGCTCTGAGTACGCTCCATGTCACGAATAGTTTCCATTCGCTTCCAACGATCCATCGCCTGACTTAATTCATCGTCCGAGAATCTACTAATATTTTTTGTAATAAAGTCAAGATTACCAGAGCTAATAGCTTCTGACTTTTCTTTGTTGAAGGCCCTTGCCGCTTTACGTTCTGCTTCATTATGCCTTGCCCTCTTCTTGGCAGCTCTACGCTCTTTACGAGTCATGTCTTTGTAAGCCTTGCCGCCAATCTTTACTGCGTCTTCTTTAGTGTCTTCTTCTTTTTTAGCACTTTCCTCTTTTTCGTATCCAACCCGACGTCTCTTTTTACCAAGTTCGGTATAAGTTCCATCTGGATTTTGGTAGTTTCGTTGACCCCACTTCATTCCCTTAGTGCCATAATGCTCAAGGGATAAAGTTTCATCTAACAAACTTTGAATAGTGTCACTCATCTTACACCTCCGCTTGCAATCTTAGACGCCATTCATATTCTTCTGCCATTTCTTTCATTTTATTGAAGACAGTAGAATTTGAAGGTGGATCAAACAACATTCTAACTTTCAGATAGACATATTGTTTTGCCATACTTGCCTGGACAATGTCAACAGCATAATCATCCCATGTTTCATTTTGACCAGTTATAGAGAATCCTTCTTTCGGCCCGACACCTAGCTGTGTCAAAACCGAGAACGCAGCATTAATATGTATAACTAACTCATCGTCAAAAGAATCATCTTCTGGCATAAGAGATAGTTGTAATTTTACAGATGTCAGTATGCCGTTATCCATAATAGTTTCTCCTTATTAGTTTCTTACAGGGCCTCCAATAGCTTTCTTAGGAGCTTCCTTTTTTTCTTTCTTAGGTTCGGGTGTTACAACTGGTTTAGATTCTGCAACAGGTTCAGGTGCTGCTTCCGAAACCGGATTTTCTACAGGAGTAGTCTCTGCCACTTCATTTGTCTCAGCCTCAGCCGGAGCTTCCATATCCTTTGCAAAATCGTCATTAAAGTTGTTGTAGTTTCTATTGTATTTTCCCATCTTGTGTCAATTCCTTTCTTTTAGTGTAACCAAGGTGCTTGGTCATTTGGAGTTCTTATTATAGGATCTTTTGCCATCCTAGAAACAGAGATGTCTCCAAAGTGAATTGCATTATGTGTTTCCATAGAGCAGGTTATCAAGTATTCTGGATCAACCAAGAATGGAGTATGGTTAATAATATCTTCGTCAGTAATAGGATTCATATGATGTATGTAAACTCTTACGTGATTAAGTAACTCATACTCTGGTATTCCCAAATCACAACCATTGTCTCTAAGTATTACTTCTCGTTTTATAGCTTGCCATTCAGCAGATTTATAAAACTGTTGATTCAACCATCGTTTACTATATGTGCCAAAAGTTTCAAAGCCGATTGATCCTTCAAGTTTCAAGTAGTTGTATCTTTGCTCAAATGTTGGTAACTGTATTAACTCAGTATAACTCCTGATCCCCGTTACCATCTATGAGTTCTCCGTTTTCATCATAGTATGATTCATCACCACTATAAATCTTAAATGCATCAATCGCTTGCTTGTATAACTCTTCCATGTTTTTGTTACGTTGGATATCTTCTGTTCGAGCAGATAAAAGTTTTACATTCTCTCTCATCTGTTGTTTCTCTAACTTAGTTTCCTCACGTCCTAACTTTGCACAATACAGTAATTCAGATGGGCTTGCCTTGCCTTCTCTGATTCTTTGTTCAATAGCATTCATTGCTAAAGAAGAAAGCTGGGCATCTCTTTCGTCATCGGACATTGCTTCGCCGAATTGCTGAGAGTTTGGCCTCACTCTGTTACTATCTTTCATACACTTTTCCTTTCTTTAGAACCACATTCTATAGAGTTCGGAGACACTATAGGGCTCCATTGACATACTTTAGCTATAGTTTTATGGGCTTAAAAGAAAGCTAATATCCTGAGGATAAGGAGACGAACCTAGTGGTCAATGAAGGCCTATAGTGTCCCCGGAACCGTCCCTGAAAAAAATCAAAATATCAGCAGATCCCTCCGGAGATTTTTCGAAAGCCGCGACGAACAAACAAGGCATTCTAGCTCGCGATAGCCCCCCGGGTGTGTTTTTAGCTTATCTACTCTTTTCTTGCTGATATTTTTCAAAAAATAGTTCCAAATCAACTCGCAAAAACAATAACAAAGCTAATGTAGTGTACAATGAACCAATAGTATTGCGCAAATAACACACAGAAACGTATGTAAATGTATGTATGCTACTGCACAACACTACTAAATGGTCCATAATACAACAACATAGCTATCGCATTAATGTATCACGAGCATTTTTCAAACTATTCAATCTCTTCAACGTCCTTTATTTCACTATAATCTTCTTCCGTATCATCCTTAACCTTTTTGTAAGTTAAAGGAAATAACTTAACTATACGGTCTATAGCATTTTCTTTCAAACCTTCATTAAATTTGTCAGGTAAGTTATCGCTTGGAACCATCATAAACCTAGCTAATAAACAAGAAGTCGAATAGCCATGTCTCATATCCCAATCGTACCATCCATCAATGTCTTTTAAAGGGTTGTAAGGATTGTCTACTGTAGTAATTGCAACTGCCATAATGTTAAGCCTCCTTTCCCTTAATATAGTAATAAGCTGTTGACTTAGGTATACCAAGTGCTTCAGCTATTTCTTCAAGCGTATAACCTGTTGTTGCCATAGCCTTGATACGATTAATCTTAGCGGAAGGCAAGTTCTTATTATCAGGCTTAGGTGAAGCAAGTTTCTTTACCTTATCACTATCTGCATTCTTAAGTATGTCACGTAACTTGGAAGGACTAACTGCATTAGCCTGTATAGCTTCCCACTCACGAGGCTCAATGTCAATAAGTACATCCTGCTTATGTGCACCAACTTTATCTCTAGCTCTAGCTATCTGTAACTGTGCTTCCTTCTTTATTTGATCTTTTTCCATTCCTGGATTCTCATTAAAGAGTTCTTGCATAGCAACATTTGCTAAAACTTGAGCTTGTCTTTCTTTAGGAGCATTTCTAAGTGCTCTTTCAAGTTTTGCATTAAGAGAACGAACTTCGTCTTTATAAGCTTCAGCTGCTTGAGGATTCTTACCAGGTATTACCATTGTAAGAGCTTCTTTACGAGCTTCATTTGCAAGGTGTTTCAAATCATTTGCATAATCTGCATAAATATGTTCTTTAACAAATCCAGGACCATCAATTAACTCATAAGCATCCTGTACTAAAGCCATTCTTGCAACTTTTTCCTGTACTGGAACTTCCTTATAAATCTTCTTTCCATTCTCATCAAGCTTAGGCGATCCATCTTTATTCTTCTCAAGCACTCTTCTAGTTCTACCAGTATCCATATAAGTCAATGAACCGTCAGGATTAGCTTTCCATGACTTTCTAAGCTCACCAGTTTCATCATCAACCTTAGCAAGCTGTCTTTCATCTTTCCATTGTTCTGAAGTAGCTCTTGATAATAATGTTGCTGCACCACCTGATGCTTTACCCTGATACTTCTTATGAAGTTCAGCTATACCATTCTCTATATAACTTCTCTGCCAATCAAGTTTATGCTTATTAGCATCAATAATTGTCATTGAATGCTTAACAGCTCTTGTAAGCTCTTCATCAGTAGCTCCTTTGATTGTCATATCTGTTATCAAGTTAGAGATAATACCCATTTCTGTCTGGGTTCTCTCTTTAGAAAGAATCTTCATTCCTTCTCTATAAGGATATTCTTTCTTATTATCAAAGTTCTTAAGTCCTTCAAGTGGTTCTCTGTTCTTTATCTCTGATATATTCTTTGTAGGAATAACAAGAACAGTATCTCCATCAAAGTCTGCTCCTGAAAGTATTTCTGCTGTATTCTTATTAATACCAATAGCATCAGGAGCCTGAGGACCTATAAATTTCTGTCCTTCTTTATTTTTGTTATTAACAATAAGTCTAGGAATCTGGAATATACCTTCATGAGGGAATCTTACAAGAACAACTTCTTCTCCGTCATGATAACCAGGTGCATAAACTTCATTGTCTTTTAACGTATTAATAGGTAAGATAACATGCGACTGCTGTCTAGGTAAAGCCGTAGCTTTAAGGTCGACTGCAGAACTATCGCATTCACTTGCAAACTCTTCAAGTGCTCTCTGTCTTACAACAGGATTTGAGTAAGATAAGATTTCAT